CAAAGGGAGATAATACCGGTTCTTAAATGCTTTGATACCGGGACCGGGAGAGTACAGATAGAGGGATATAAGATATTTGATTATGAGATGGGTACCAGAAAGGAATGGTATCGCGTCAAGCAAAGTACCGATCCTGAGAATCCGGTAGGTAAGTTCATTACCAGCATAAGTGATGACTGGGTTGAGGTTGTTTGCGACTTCACGGATATGGAGGATCGTGATATTGAGGTAACTGTAGAATGTTATAAGACACCGGCCGGTAAGGTGAAGCTGGAGGTTCTCACGTCATGGGACGGGAATATAGGGGTTAGGGATAAGAGTTATAAAGTCCTGGAGACTACCGATCCGTCACAGCCTGAGGGCGCCAGCTTCTCATCCTTGCCAGACACTTGGATAAGGGTAGTCTGTGATTTTGACGATATGGAGGAGAGAGATATCAAATCCTATATCGAGTGTTATGACAGCGGTAGCGGCAACGTTAAACTTCGAAGGATGGTGTCGTATGACTCCAAGATAAAGGCCAGATATACCCGTTTCGAAGTCCTTGAGTCGGATGACGCTGGCTTCGTCCCGGGGACCGACTTAGCTACCCTCCCAGAGAGTTTCTCTTTGGTTCCATGTGATTTCACGGATATGGAGGATAGAAACGTTCAAGTATATCGTGAGTGTTATGCTTTCAAAGGGCAGCGTATTGAGGTGGATAAGGTTGTCTCTTATGACGGTGATCTAGGTGATAGGAAGGCCAAGTATATTGTACGTGAAAGCGAGGACGGCGCTATCTTAATAGATCAGGAATATGATGAGATCCCTGTTGGATGGAAGAAATCTCCTTGCGATCTTGAGAACCTTCGTGACAGGCATGTATCTTACTACGATCAGTGTTATGTCACGGAGAACGATAAACGTGTGAAAATCCATAATATCGTTATATATAACTCTTTAGGATATGAGTGGTATCATTTCTATGAGGTTACGCAGTCAGAGGACGATAAATATGAGGTAGGCGATATTAACTCCTCTATGGTTGGTAAATGGAGTAGGGTTGAGTGTGAGATGCCTGATATGGAGAATCGGTTCTTGGATACGACAGATACCTGCTATGATACAGGGAATGGTACGGTTAAGATAAGGCGTCAGGAGTCTATTGACTATAAGCTTAATGTCCGGGAGTTTGATTATAAGATCGTGGAGTCAACCGATCCTGATCATCCCACCGATACCACCCCTACCCAAGATACGGTTAGTGGTTGGACGGTAATAAGCTGTGACCTTAATATCATGGAGGTAGATGACTGCTATGAGGTTGGTGGCCATAAGATCCATTTAAAGGGATTCAGGACGGTCAATCCGGCGTTGCAGGATATTAAGTCCATATTGTATGTCGTGTATTCCGATCATCCTGATTATCATGCTGGCGATGAGCTTAACTCTATTCCAGAGGGGGCTAAGGTCACGATCTGTGATTATGCGGATAAAAGCCAAAGACATATGGTCCCGGTGCGCGAGTGCTATGAGGTAGCCGATGGCCGGTTCTATGTGGAGGGAAGCAGGTTGGTGGATAACAATATGGTCGTTGAGCGGATGTCGGTGATGGTGCTGGAGTCATCCTCCCCGACCTACCCGGTAGGCACGACACTGACCTCCATTCCTGTTGGCGCTACTATCGTGGCTTGTTTATGTCAAACCTGTTAATCTGAATGGCTATGGTTAAAGTATGTAATGATTATTTTATGATTGACGCCTTAGCCGGAGGTCAGGTCATAAGAAAAAGAAAGTATCGTCGTGAGAATACGATGATAGGATATAAGTGGTATGATTATAATGGGGTTGAGGTTATCGACCCCATTGAGATATCACGTCTTGATAGTCTGGCTACCAAACATCAGCGTGTGGATCAGGCTTACGATGACCATGCTGTTTTCATGTCATCAACCAACTACGTTAATAGCGTATCCGGTATCCCTATGGACAAACATATGGTTGTGGTCGAATGGAGGCCGGAAAGCGAACAGGGGTTTGTTACGATGGCTCATGAGCAAGGTCTGGAAGGTGATAGCTATTATATCGTTGTCATCAATACAGGTGATAAGCAAGCCACGATCTATACTCCGGTAGACCCGGAGGAGCCAAAGGAAGACGCTACCCGTGCCGAAGATGACGCCAGCGTCTCTGTTGGAGGATCGTATGTATCTATATCTCCAAGACAAGTGGAGAGAATAAGAGTCACGTTTAGGGGCGGAAAGTGGTATTATGAGCTGGTGACTAAAACATATCCTAGCAATACCGGTGGTATTAAGATCGGTGACGTGGATTTCGTTACGTTCAGATATTTGTGGGATGAAAGTTCGGGAAGGGATTTAGATACCATGACAGAGGCTCTTAACTCGAATGTTCCTACCATAGATAATTTAGGCGTAGGATTCGCTGGTCCCGGTAATAATGACGATCATGTAAGAAGCGTACTTAAATGGGGAGGAGACAATACCGGATCAGGCAAGGAATGTGTTTGGATGTCGGTGAAGGATTTAAGGGCTAAATATTATGATATCCTACCTGAAGAGACGTATTTCATGGCCTACGCTACATGGTTTGGATCCAAAGGTACTGGTAAGTGTTCTTTTGAGCTTGTAGGGTATAAGGGCGGTACGATGAGACAGGATGGGTATAACTTTATCAATACCGGAGGATCTGTCGTGTATCAAAACACATATGATTTTATATGCAATACTAGTAAGGGGGCAAGTACATATAAGACTTCTTATCAGAAAGTAGCCCGTATTACTTATAATAAGCTCACCAATGAGGTCTATATGTCTATAGGCGATGCTATAGATCAGGAGGATAATTATGATAAGCTGGAGCGGGAGATCAATAATATAAAGGAAAGACTTAGCGATGTCGAGAGCGAGTTGGCTGTCGTAAGACGTATAGCCGAGGGTAAGAACACGGCGTATATCTTTGATACGGTCGATGCCATGAATGAGTGGCTGGCGGTCCCGGAGAACACGGCTAAGCTCCGTGTGGGGGACAGCTTCTGGATCAGGGAGCAGGATGTTCCTGATTATTGGTGGGATGGAACTCAGGCTTTAGAGCAGGAAGGTCCGAAGGTGGATTTGTCTTCTTATTATACGAAAGATGAGATTAATAATATTGTTAATGATATCAACCAGAAGATAGAGGATAAGAGTACGTCGATCATCTTTGATACCTATATCCAGATGAAGTCTTTTGTAGATGATCCTACCAATGCCGACAAGCTTAAGGAAGGTACCATCTTGTTGATACGAGAGAAAAACGTACCTGATTATTATTACGATGGAGCTGGGATAGTTAAGATGGAATCCGACGTAGAGCAATGCCTTTATGTTACTTTGACTAATAAGCCTACGGAAAGCACTGTAAGTTATATCCAAGATCGAGAGGTGACTAATTTCGCTCCTGGAGCTATAGTTAGATGGGTTGACGCTGATGGTAATAACGTTTTTTATAAACTTGTAGAGGTAGTAGGTGGTAAGGCTAAGTGGATTACGTTGATTGATACAAGATATGGTAATGTTACGTTGCAAAGCACTTATGACAAGAACTATGAGATCGTGAATATCGTATCTGGATCACGTTTACAAGCTATAAATAGCGATAAGGATGAGATCAAGTTCGTTAATAGCGCTACCGGTAATGTTACTGTCGTGTTTAACGCTACGGTATCAGGAGGAGCCAAGAAACTTACGAGCCTGTTGGCCGTGAATGAGGTGGTCCTTACGCCTGGGGCGGCGGCGTCCTTCACCCGTACCGGCGAGACCTTCACCCTCTCCGATCTTTTTGGCGTTACGATCTTCCCGGATCTGGCTGATTCCAACCGTGAGGGAGAATGGGTGATGAGCGTAGGCGTAACCGGAAAACCGATCCTTATGGAGGTAAAGGAGATGAGGAAATGGGATGAGGGTATTGTCAGGGAACTTACTATTGATGAGCTTAACGAGAAGTTCCCTAACGTGGATATCGGATTCGCTGTCGTATGTAAGACCATCAACAAAGTATATGAGATGGTTAATGGATATAAGGAATGGGTGTCTTATGATATAACCTCAATAAATTAATGGTATGGCTTTTTTGGCAGGATACGACACGGTAGCGTCCTATGTCACGTTTATAGTGAATGAGGACAGGTTCCCTTGTTATGATGGTAAGGGTGCTGATTATATACCCGATCCGATAATATCAGATAATGCTTTTAATCGCAGTCTTAGGTTCTCGACAAGAAAGCCAGGATTCGTGGACGTTGATTGGGGAGACGGGACAAAGGATCAATATCCTTTAGTTAAGGTATCTGAGGGTAGTTATAGGATTATATTCAGGTCTCTTGACATTGAGTATAAGAAGAATCCGGATGATACCGTATGGTGGTATAAGAAAGAGGATGGCTCACAATACATACCGGTTCCCCCACATAAGTATAGCGATATCAGGCGTAGGGAGGTTACGATGAGGTTCTCTAACTTAATTGATGGGGAATTTAATATGGATGGTATTGTCCTTCATGAGTTCCCTATAATTAATCTTCCTGATATAACTTATTTTGCTGTGGTTAGATCCGTTTTAAAAAATGGAGATATTCCATATGACAGGATAAGCAAGAGCGTTAATCTTCGTAATATACAGATGGGATCTTTTTCTCATTCTGGTGTATGGAGTAATTGGCCAGAAGGTTTTTTGAACATGAAAAACCTGAGGTATTTCGGATGCAATAGCGTTTTTAATTTCGGGGATGATCCTGATTCTAATTGGAGAAGGTTCTCTGAATGGAAGAATCTTACCGAGTTTAATTTCAATTGGTGTAACATCCCTTCTTATGATCCGGCTTTTAATTCTATTCCGGCTGTGGGTATAAATATTCTAAGCGATAGGAATAATATACCTGTATTTGATGAGGTGGATAAGGTGGGGGATGATAAGGCAAGCGTTTATTTTATGGGTAATGGTAGCTCATGGAAACAAGATCTGGTAGGAGGGAAGTTGAACAAGATTCAGCGGGCATATTGTTCTTCAAGTACGGTGCCGGTAGACGATCTTCCGGATTACTTGTATGAGATAAGGGAATTTAGGGTATGGAATTTGCGTAATGCTGGTAGATTTATAAATACGCAGGAGAGGGCTGATACGTTCGTTAACACGTTTTATGATAAGATGATGTCCTGGGATTATATAACGATGTCACAGATGGCTTCTGACGGTAACAGGAATCAGTTTTATAAACTTACCTTAGATTTATATGCTGCCGTATCTCCTACTAATAAGAGACCGTCTGGCGTTTATCAGGCTCCTGATGGGTTTGTCAAGGGGGTTAGTAATGGTAATCCTACGACGCCTATGGAGAAGGTGTATGTACTTACCAACAACTATGGGCAGACGTGGATCTTGGCACCTGCCCCGGCTTCTAAGGCTGCCCTTACGAGGGCACGGCGGGCGGGGAAGACCAGGATCACCCCGTTCGTTCTTGGCGTAAAGGATGGCCATGTATCCGTGTTTAGCGGAGACGTGTTAGATGAAAGCATGTCCAAGTACAGTTTTGCCGATAAATACGAGGCTATAGATATATGTAGTAATCTAGGGCTTGATAGTTCACCTGTTGTCGAGTATTTTAGAAGAATAGAGGAGGGAGAGATATGAAGTTGATATGTAAGGATACGAATAAAGAGTCTATAACCTTTTTTACTAAAGGCAAATATGCTTTTAGGGGCGTTAACAGGAATGATACTACTGATGACGTGCCTGATCCTATATTGGATGCTAATAATTATAATGAGATTATAGGATTTTATTCTAATGCTCCCGGCATGTGCGAGGTTGATTGGGGAGATGGGAATAAAGAGCAATTCCCTTTTGTAAAGGCTAGGAGTGGATCTATATATGGTCAATATAGGTTGATGTTCAGGAGAAGGGATATAAGTTATCGTAAGAATCCCGACAGTCACCCATGGTGGTTTTATAAGGAAGATGGGAGCGAGTATGTTCCCGTCCCCAATCATGCTTATGATGATGGCATGGATAAGGAGCGTGTGATATCCATGTCTTTTACCAATGATGTTACGATGATGGAATCCCATAGGATTATGATGGTAGGTTTCCCTATACTTGATATGCCTAGCCTTATCAATATAATTATAAGTATTCCTGGGGATCGTACCATAACAGATATACCAAAGGATAGGATAATGAGATCGGTAAATATAGAGCGTATAACATTAAGTGAGTTTGGTGTGGATGCGTTGACGTCCATCCCGGAGGATTGGAATAGACTAACTAAATTGAAAGGTCTGAATTTGTCCAAGTCTATTGACTTTAGTGATACCGAAGCTTCCAATATAAGGAAATTCCCTTCCATGTGGCCTAATTTGGAGATATTGCATTTAGCTGGTGGAAGGGTAAGGTTATATCCTAAGGAATGGTTATCATTCAATAATTTAAAAGATTTGTATTTAAGTCCTGGTAATGCCACATCATCGTTTGATCCTAACACATGCCCGGCTATGGATGAGGTGGATAAGATAAATTCTAGTTTAAAGATTTTCGATCATATAAATAGATGGTATGGGTCTGTCGTGAGTTGGCATCCGTATATGAGTGGTAAGGGGTTGGAAAACATTGAGCGTATCGACGCTTCATACGGTTATAGTAATATAGATGTAAGTAATCTCCCGGATTATATATATGAGATGAGGTCTATGAATAGCTTTTATATGTATCGCAGCTTGTCAACCCAAGGTCGATGTGATACGTTTATATCGACATTATATGAGAGGGTGATGGGATTTGATTATCTCACTATGTCTTCCTCTGCTTCCGATGGCAAAAGAAATCAGTTTTATGGATTGTATCTAAGTATGTATTTAGCTTCCAATCCTGATGATAAAAGACCTAGTGGCGTATTACAGGCTCCCTCTGGTTTTATAAAGGGTCAGTCTAATGGCTCTCCGTCGACTCCTATGGAGATGGTTTATGTTCTTATGAATAATTATGGATGGAGGTTTAGTATGGCACCAGAGGCTTCGGTGTTAAGGTCAATACGATCTTCTGATATTGACACGAGGTTGTATAAGCCATATAAGCTTATCGTATTTGACGATGGGCGTACCTTTGTAGGCAATGGAGATGTTTTAGCTCATGATACGGATAAGGTATTATCGTTTGGGGGTCAACCAGAAGGAGAGTATTTATGTGATTCTATGGGATTGGACAGGAATGTTATTGTAGAATATTTTAACAAGATAGGTAATGGCTAAGACATTATATAAATATGAGGCATCATCCAACAAGTTCGTGTGGTTTACCACATGGGATAGGGCGCTTAGGAATTTTTATAACGATGATTATAATTATGTGCCAGATCCTGTCGTTAATAATCCATTTAATACGTATGTTGAGTTTAGATCCAGAAAGCCCGGTATGGCTAATGTGGATTGGGGGGATGGAATAAAGGAGCAGTTTCCTATGACCAAGGTTCAAGGGGAGGATAATTATCGTATTATATTCCGTTCTTTAGCGATACAACATAAGAAAAATCCCAATACTACGTGGTGGTTCAGGAAGGAGGATGGATCGCAATACGTACCTGTGGATAATCATGCTTACGCTGATGGGAGGAGGGACGTACAACGGGCTGTGTCGATAGATTTTACTTGTGATATTTATTATGCCAATATTCAAACTTGTAAGATGACATCTTTCCCGATTGTGGATATACCAGGACTTGAGTTTTTGGTCG